ATGATTCGCATTTGTGTTTGTAAGTGAGTGATCACTTTGATAGGGGGGAGGGGGTAGTCTGTGCTTGTAAATATTGTGGTAGCCTCCTCCGCACACGAAAAGGTAAATCAGACTGTTTGACACAACGAGTCTGGCTTTTGGAAGGAAGGGGTAATCAGGATCGTATAGACGTAGCAAGGCAGTCGTAGTACTTCTCATGGTCTTGAGAGTCCCTAGACTAGGGTGGGTGTCGTATAGCGTACAGAGTTAAGTTGTTCTCTGTGGGGCATCAGGTCGTATTACTGTCTCCAGTGCGTACCTCTTTATAGCCACCGCCCTTACTTCCCTGTCGGGTCATGTTGGGCAACCGTATATCTCATGCCTTTGAGGGTGCGACTGCCACACCCGACATCCCTTTACTTGTAACGCCAATCAGTTGTATCCGTGTTGGATTTACCAATGTTACACGCCTCGCACAATACTTGCAAGTTCTCAATATCAAGTTCTAGTTTTGGATGCTTTGACCTTGGAAGAATGTGGTCAACATGGATGTACCCACTGGTTTCCCCACAAGCCTGACACTTCTTGCCAAACTTAACCAAAGCCTTGTACCTGACATCCCGCCACTCCCTAGTCTTATAGAAGTCTTTACCCATTCCAAAGAAATAAGCTGGTGGTGGTTCAAACTGGACTTTCTTCTTGGGAGACTTCTTTTGCATAGCCCAAGCTATCTGAGAAGCCTTTTTTTTGATTAACGCCTGAATGACTGGACTGGATTCGGCTAGTTTGTCCAAGGTTTTCTTGGCTTTTGCGGCATCCCGCTTACGCTTCTTTTTGTAAGCATCTATTGATTTCTGACTGTAAAGGTAAATACCCATAAAAAAAGCCCTTTAGGGGTGATACAGTCGCACCCCCGAGAACTCCCGAGGCTGTACCACTTCTAAAAGGCTCATAGTCTGGTGCGAACAAACTTGTCTCCACTATACAAGATTATGATTCTCGTGTAAAGTAAACACTAACTTCCAACACGCATGGAGATTGTCACTAGGTACTATCTAGAATAGTCACCAGCCGTGTTGGTGGAAACGGTTTAGCTCCGTGGGGCTTTTGTTTGTTGTTGAATTAAACCCAATCCTGCTTCATGGAAGCCACCAACAACTTCTTCCCTAACTGGATAAAAGATGAACGTAATAGATGCTCTCCCTGATAAACTGAAAAAGCCAAGGGGTCGCCCAAAGGCGGTCAAGGTTGCTATCCCCAAGCCAATGACTATGGCTCGTTATGCCGATAGTCCTCAATCCCTTGTTCTGCCTAAGACTGAACACCAAAAAGTCAAAGAACTCAAAGACCTCCTGATAAACAGTGCAGGTGCTAATGTTGTCTACAAGGCAGTCGAGATTGCTATGAATGATGAACACCCGGCTCAGATGGCTGCAATCAAACTCTGTATGGATCGTATGCTTCCTGTCTCCTTGTTCGAGAAAGAAGGAAAACAGCGTTCCGCTGTCAACATCACAATCTCAGGCATAGGTGGTGTCACTATTGGGGAAAACCCTATAGAAGCAGAAGATATAGAAAGCAAAGATGTCTGACCTTAATTTCAGTCTCCTCCCTTGGCAACAAGAAGTCTTTGCTGATAAAACAAGGTTTAAAGTCATTGCTGCTGGACGGCGTTGCGGTAAGTCCCGTCTGTCTGCTGTCACCCTGTTAATAGAGGGTTTACAGTGTTCGGCTGGTTCTGCTGTACTGTATGTTGCGCCTACCAATGGTCAGGCAAGACAGATTATTTGGGATGTATTAATGGAGTTGGGTAGAGAGGTTATCCAATCTAGCCACATCAATAACATGGACATCACCCTGATAAACGGAGCAAAAATCTATGTTAGAGGTGCAGATCGACCAGATACTTTGCGAGGAGTGTCTCTCACCTACGCTGTGCTTGACGAGGTTGCAGACATCAAACCCGAAGCATGGGAACAGGTTATTCGTGCTTCTTTGTCAGACAAAAAGGGTAGGGCTATGTTTATCGGCACTCCCAAAGGTCGTAACTTCTTCTATGACATCTTTAAACTTGGAATGTCAGAAGAAGACTCAGATTGGAAGTCGTGGCACTTCACTACCAAAGACAACCCCCTGATAGACCCTGATGAAATTGAGAGCGCAAAGAAGACCCTATCTACCTTTGCTTTCAAGCAAGAGTATATGGCTAGTTTCGACAATGCTGGCAGTGACGTTTTTAAAGAGGAGTGGCTGAAATATGGAGAAGAACCTGATTATGGCTCGTACTACATTGCTGTCGATTTGGCGGGGTTTGAAGAAGTGGCTAAACAAGCTGCCAATTCCAAGAAAAGGCTAGACCAGACCGCTATTGCTGTAGTCAAAGTGACGGATGAGGGTAAGTGGTTTGTCAAAGAGATCGTTTACGGGCGGTGGGACATCAGGGAAACTGCGGCTACCATCCTGCTGAAGATGCGGGAATACCGTCCTTTGAGCATTGGAATTGAGCGTGGAGCATTAAAAAACGCAGTTTTGCCTTATTTAAGTGACTTAATGCGTAAAAATAATGTATATTCCCACATAGTTGACTTGACGCATGGCAACAGGAAAAAGACTGACAGAATTATCTGGAGTCTCCAAGGACGATTTGAGCATGGGCGTATTGTGCTGAACTCTGAGGAAGATTGGGATGAATTCAAAGATCAACTCTTGATGTTCCCAGCCCAAGGTGTTCATGATGACTTGCCTGATGCCCTATCTTACATTGACCAACTGGCAGTCACATCTTACTTTGAAGATGCAGATGAAGATGAGTGGCAGCCTCTAGATATTATTTCGGGGATATAAATGGCAGATGGTTTATTCGATCCTTCTCGTTTATACGAGGCATTAAAGCAATATGGGCTTTTGCCTAAACACGGCAATTTTTATCCCGCAGGAGAAGCGATGGGTCTATTTTCTCCTGAAATTAATAGGCTTGTAGCACCAGATGCAAGATTAGTAGGAGAAAATAAAAGAGTTATAGATAGTACGATGGGAACATTAGCACATGAAATGACTCATGCAGTTCAAAATAATTTGCTTAGAAATACTGCTTATACATTGCAACAAAAAAAACAACAAGGCAAAGAACTTACAGAACAAGAAAAACAATATTTAAGAGCCGCAGAACAAATTTTTGTAGATCAGTTTGGGAATATGGGTAATTTTAATTCTGCTAAAGATAGACAAGATAGAGAGTCATATCGAAACATGACTAAAGATATGTATGTATCTGAAACTGGAAATAAAGATTTTGATGTCTATAGAAAATCTCCAACAGAAGCACAAGCCTTTGGGGTTGGCAATATGTCTTTCCCATCAAATCTAAGACGAACTGGCGTGAATCCTCATTTTGACCCATCAATGACAACTGAGTTTGATATTTTACTTTCCATGTTTGAAAAATTGCCAGAGTCCCTAAAGAAATCTGCGGCAATGGAAAAACAAGAAAAAATAGAAAAAAATAGACAAGGCTCTAGTGATGTGTATTTAAATTTTTCTAAGGATATGTTTCAAAATCCTTTTGAATCAACTGTAAAATAATACAGAAAGCAATTAATTATGGCAACAAATAAAGAAGTCAAATTAGAACAAAATGAGTTTTATGAGCCAACTGAGGCTGATAAAGAACTGACCGATTTCATCACTAGCCACTGCGATAAGTGGCGAGATTGGCGTGATGCCAACTACCTCCCCGCCTACCTAGAGTACGAGCGCATCTTCCGTGGTACATGGGCATCTGAAGATAAGACAAGGGAATCAGAGCGTAGCCGTATTGTTACCCCTGCCACTCAGCAAGCAGTTGAGACTCGACACGCTGAAATCATGGAAGCTATCTTTGGACAAGGCGACTTCTTTGACATTGAAGACAATATCCAAGATGTAAACGGCATGGCTATTGATGTTGAACTGATTAAGGCTCAACTGGCTGAAGACTTCAAGAAAGACAAAATCAGAAAAGCTATCGACCAGATCGAATTGATGGCTGAAATCTATGGGACAGGCATTGGCGAGATTATTGTCAAGACTGAAACTGAGTATGTCCCCTCAACTAGAGCTATTCCCAATCAGATGGGTCAAGCTGCAATTGGCGTAATGGAAAGAGACAGAATCTCTGTCAAGATCAATCCTATCAATCCCAAGAACTTCTTGTTCGACCCCAACGGAACTACGGTCGATGACTGTATGGGGGTGGCGATTGAGAAATACGTCTCTATTCACAAGATTGTGCAAGGCATTGAAAAAGGTATCTACCGCAAGGTGGACATTGGTACTGCCAGTGAAGACACTGACCTAGAGCCTACCCAAGAGGTATCACAGTATCAGGATGAAAAGGTATTGCTGTTGACCTATTACGGTCTTGTGCCTAGAGAATACTTGAACAACTTAGAGGAAAACAAAGACATTGTTGACTTGTTCCCTGAGAACTCAGCGGCTGAAGACTACACAGACATGGTTGAAGCTATTGTCGTGATTGCCAATGATGGGATGTTGTTAAAGGCTGAAGAAAATCCATACATGATGAAAGACAGACCAGTTCTGTCTTACCAAGACGATACAGTTCCAAACAGGTTGTTGGGTCGTGGCACAGTGGAAAAAGCATTCAATATGCAAAAAGCCATTGATGCACAGACTCGCAGTCACTTAGATTC